AATGTCTGAGCCCTTATTAAACAAAATGATTTTACAATGTTAAATGCCCATAAGAGATATGATGTAAAATGATTTACATGATTTGATAGGATTAAAAATGATTAGAAAATTAATCATATCAAATCATTTTGTTTAATCAGGGAGACTTAGTAATAGTGTAAAAATAAATTCCAGTCATAGTTATAAGTTGTTTATTATTTATTAATTTATACATAGAGATTATATAACATATTTTTGATATAATGTACAAACTATTGTCCTAAAGGTGCTATAATAATAATTATCAATATTTAACTTGTGTGTTGGAATGGTACCAGTATTGGAATGGTACCAGAGTTATTGTTTCATTTCAATAAGGAAAAATTATAAATAGACTTTTACACTGCAAAGCAAAATCCACGCTACCTTTTATGGAACTAGGTTGATTATACAATGTTCCAAACAATATAAAAGGTACCTAAGTTGGGACTAAATAAAAGTTCACGTCAGAAGACTTATTTACGCATTTAATGTAGCAACCGTTATGTAAATCAGCGCTCTTATCACTTAATTAAAAATTTCCAAGAATTTTGTTACGAAGAAATGTTTGTGATCCTAGATACCTTATCACTGTGCACTTTGCAAGATATCTTCATATTTTTTGTCAAGTTAAGTAGACAAAACTACTGAGCTCACTTTTAGAATATTTTATTTTCACAGGCGCTTTGCGAATCTCATATGATTGAGTATGGGGCCGCAGCGCATTTTGTTAGTACTAATTTGATAGTTTTGATTAATTACTCTTCGCAGGCTTATTTATTCGATAGCGGGTCCTCATTTTCCTCATTACATATAAGTACACTATAAATTAAATCCTCTTGCGTATGACTAACAGGAAACTCGTTTTACCAGATGTCATAGGCTTTACCTACACATCCCGATATGTTGCTGGGTCACATTTAAAAATAAAATTTATTAGTCTTTGATTGACATCATCAAAGTACATGTATTCGCAATGATGACACATGCTAGCGGTACCCATCAACAGGCCCTAATAAGTATGCGAGCCTGAAATCCCTATCATGGCGGACGTAATTCCTGGTAGCTATTTCCTTATAAAGCTAAGTACACATTAATAATTATATCACTCTGTATGGAATTAGCTCCGAGTAAACATGTATTCGTACATTTCGCATATTTCCCAGGAGTTTAATTGTAAGGAACTCGTAAAATTTGTGAAACAAAGTGGCTTTGAGGAAATTGTCGCGGAAGAACACAAGGCAATTTTTTCCAAGCCGGCGGATGGAACGTTTCAAGAAACTCAGAAGTTCGTAAACATACGTCTGAACAGACTGAGGTACCCAAACTGTTTCAATCACTCCAGAGACAAACTCCGATGCACCTCACTAACTACGACCTGTGGCACACTGTCTGGATGAACCACTCACGAATCATCGTCATGCTTTGCGAGAAAACAGTTTTCAACCGCGAAACCTATGACGCATATTGGTTTCACATGAACGGAAGTCTCAAATGCGAAAAATTTGAAATTACAACCAAGAAAATAAAGGTTCAGTCAACGCACGTCTTAACAATCCTCGAAGTGACTGATGGAACTACTGCTAGTCAACAAGTGTTACATTTTGCGTTCACTATACGTGACCTGATATGGAGTTGCCGGCTAGTCCTGAGGACTTTATCAACTTTGTCTTAGCTGTGAGGCATAATCAGAAGGAAATCCAGGTGAGACTTACTCAAGAAGGCTGCAAGTATTGTAGTCCTCCAATTATTGTGCATTCTACAATGGGAGTAGAAAGATCTGCTGCTTTCTGTGCTATCGAGACTGAAATATCGCGTTATAATAAACTTGGGGTTATTTATTTCCTTAGCATCCACAGTGGCCCAAATTCGGGAACAAAGACACAATTCTCTCTCTCTAATTTTGATTATTACCTTTTCTGTTATAGAGTTTTAGCAAAGTATGTCAATTTATTTCGCTCGGCAAAGGATAATAATTTACAAAAACCCACAACTAGTCATGTTGTGTCTTTAATTAAAAATTTTTCTGTTTCAAAATTCTTTAATTTTAAAGATAATTAATAATAGAATTATTTTAAATCTTAACTTGAGTAATTGGAAAATCACATACGCTTTAATTTTAGTTATTTTATAAATTATATAATAAATTAAATCACATACATATTGTACACTTGTGTTATTTTATTGTCAAGGAAAACTATTTTAGAATTACTTATAGTACCTATTTTTCTTAGCACGCTTTGTTAAACAATACGTTCAAACAACACTTGTAAAATAATATTGAATAAAAATTTTAAATTAACTCACTTAATTGTTTCTTTAAATATTAACTACCCTAGTTTTAAGCCCTTCGATCAACTTGACAGATTTTTGGCTTCTTCTAGAATCACATATTTCAACACTAAGTAGCAAAACGCGTACTGTTCTGGAAGGAAAACACTAGAATGCCTTTGGCTCCTGATTTTGAGAACTATTTCACCAACTGAAACTTCCTTTTCCTTCTCAAGTTGTTCTAGCGAGTTGTTTATCGCACAAAAAGTTCCGGCCCAGCCGGTTCCGGTGGAACAATGGACCACAATAGGCCCCAGAGTCTGAGAATCGTTTTCAGCTTGCTTTATTAGTCTGGCCTGTTCTTCGTTGACTTTATTTCGTAGCTCCACAAACTCTTCCATGCCAGTGGGGATACTGTTGTCGGGCCAGTCAGTGAACCAAAAATTGGTAATCTCCCGCGAAGTTTCCGTAATCTTGTTAGTAATCATCACTCGGGTTTTAGTGAAACTTAACTCTTCTCTGACATCAAGGATTTTGGCGACGAAACTTCCGAAGGTCGTTTCAGATCCCTTGGGAGTCGTCCAAAGATAGAAGCTCTTCTCGTGATCTCTGTCTATGTCTGTCAGCGACACAATAACCTGCGATTCCTGTTCCCAAATCAGCTTGAAGAAAGACTCCCAGGTATCTTCTAACGGCGTTTGGGCGCAAATGTATTTATTGACTTCTTTGAATCCATCAACGTAGTTTGCGTGGATGTAATTCTCTGCGTTGTCTTCCGACGTTACCTCTTGTCGCGAAGGGTCCCAATCTCCCACGTCAAAAGAAGTTAAGCTTTCCCGCGCGTTTATAACCACTCGCGAATGGTCCCAGCACGGGATGTTGCTGAATCTATTCTTTTTCGAGTTTTCTTTTCTCAAAGACTGAGAAGTTGTACCTCTCAAAGGAATCTCCATCACTTCGGTGTGTTCTTGAAGGACGAGTCTGCAGAACTTCGGGTGATTTGTCATCTCCAGCAGCTCTGAGGCGCTCAGAGTTTTAAAGCACAAGTCTTTCATCTTAGAAATAGTGAATATTGATATAAAATTAAGCACCGACCGTTACGGCTGTTTAATTACGAATGAATATGTATCTATTTATCCTCTCGTATATAAAGGGCTTTCAATGTTTATGGTAATACCCTAATCCAATATTACCAGAAAGATCCAAGTAAACAATATGCAAAATTAGTGGAAAAACCATGATGTCGCCCCATTTTTACATCATAATTCTAATGAATTTGTTATGATTCTCATTGAGGACAATTGTTACTTTTCTATTACATGTAAATAATGACGTTAAGTTTGTTATTGTTTAATTAACCCCAGACTGGTCAACAAACGTGACCTAACGACTTTGGCCAAGTGATGAGGGATTTGCCGCAATGCTTTTAGAGCGTACAGTGTTGCCAGTTCATACACGTTTGACAGGCAGAGACTAGAAGTGTTTTCGGCAACGCCGCGGACAAAAAACTACTTACGACTCTGGTCAAGCTATATGAGGAAAGCCCCGCGAATTGCCACAAATTTTTTTTCAGCAATTTAAAGTTTTGAAAAATTATTAATATTATTCTAAAATGTTCAAGGAACAAAGTCAAATTTTTTTGAATAATTTTAGTAAATATATATATATATATATATATATATATATATATATATATTTTTTTTTTTTTTTTTTTTTTTTGGAACTTACGCGTCAGCCTTCTGGCCTAGACACGTGGGACTTACATCCCTCCTTTTACTGGATTATTTACAGTACATTTACCTCCTCGGCTGTGGCCGACTTACAACCTGCACCCGCATTTGCCTGTGCCCCGCCCCTTAGCACAGTGACCAAGGAAACCACAGAAACCTGGCCAGGGTACAGTCGGCAAGGGAGCAAGCCTTGGAAATCGCAGAAAACTGCGACTGCCAGGGCTCGAACCCACGCCTGAGCGACTGTTGTACGGGCAGTTTAAGACTTAAACCGCTCGGCCACGCAGTCGCCTACTTTAGTAAATATTAAAGATGTAAAAAAAAAAAAAAAAATTGAGCGCAAAAATTTTTGAGCATTTTTTTGGAATTTTTTAGTATAGACCAATAAAGACATGGAACTTTGAACTTTCTACCATTTTTTTATACATATTTCAAGAGTGTACAGTTAAATTTTGAGCTAAAAACATTCAGTAGAATTGAAGTTATAGTGGTCTAAAGACACCTACCTCGAAAAAAATTGACGCTCACTTTCTCCATGATATCAGCTGCTTAGCTTCCTCCTAAAAACTAAAATTAATATTACGTTTTATGTGTTTAATACTTTTATTAAATATATTACAATAAAAAAACGTTTGTTTTATTTTTTAACAACAATATTCGAGCTATCATCTATGATAAATCTAATTATTTTAATGAGACCTTCTTATTAACCCTTTAACGTTTTGGAGTCTCGAGAAATCTTAGTGTGAGCCTGGAAGGGGCAAAACCAATCATAATGCGTTATACGGCTGTGTGAGTAGCGGCTTGACTGTATAATGTGTCCGTGCGCCCCCTTCTACTATTTCTCAAGCCCCTTCTCTACAAAATAGACTATAGCTCTCTCACTTACAGAAGAACACGGACGATTGAAATTGGGAGTAGAGATTCAAGGTCGACCGTTAAAGGGTTAATGAGACTAATCTTTTAATCATTAAAATTATTTATTATAATGGTGTTACAAACTATCACAGTCACTCTAAACCAAAACTCAACCTTCTCACACGGCTTTTTAACGTATTTTTTTGGCTTACTGATTTTGACTTAGGCGAAAAACGTTTTATCTTAGCAATTCTATCACTTCTTCTCACATTCAAGGGTGGGATACCCTTGTATGGCAAGTTCCGTTGATAGGCAGTCTGCTCATCGTAGTTAGTAGCCTCTAGATTGATGTCTGGTCTCTCACACAGCCACTTGTCAAGCTCGTCATTCTCTTCCAAAATATCCGAGTCCGGAGGAGTGCAACCAATGAGTGATTCCAGGGCGTCTATGTGCGCCCCAATTTTCAAGACGATCCTCATCACCGCTAGTGCAAAATGATATTTGCACTTGGCGGTACCATGGGTGCATTGCTCAGCATTGTGGCCTCTTGCAGTCATCGGCAAAGGCATTGGTTGATCCATATATCTTGACTCCGTGCTTTCAAGATGAGTTAGTGGGGAAGCTTCATATTCTGGGCGGAGGAAGTTTTTGCCGAAAAAATCCTCATCGCTCAGCGTTCGAGGCCACTTTTGCGATTTAGTCCTCTCCATTATTGTCTTCAATTGGGAACTCAGTACCGAACTCGTTGAAATCTCTTTTGGAACTAACACTGTGAGCTGGATGGAACGATATTTATATGCGTTATCAATGGGGGGGGGGGAGGGGGTTATTGATAAAGCACCTACGTCATTCCAATTCCCAGAAAAGGGTAGGTAAACCCAAAGTTTGTTTGTCCAATTCGTGGAATCGCTCTTATTCTAGGAAAAACCATTCCCTTATCTTTACAAAAAAACCCAAAAATCAGGGGTCAGACCACATGACCCCCTCAAACAATGACAAACTTTGTCATTATTTAGATAAGAATTTACCGAGCCTTTCCTTTTATGGACACCATTAACGGAATGAGCTGGCTCGTTGTGGTTTATTTAATTGATTAATTCATAATTATTATTCATTATTTCAAAAGCTGTAGAACTTGAATTTTAATCACCTTTAATGCTTTATAGATATCGCTATTGTAACCAATGAAATAGCTCTATAAATTCCGTGCTATTTTGATAAGACAACAGCTTTCTCTCACAATTTCGCAGATGACTTTTTTCTAAGTCCCTTAACTTTTCAGTTCGCGTACTTTACAGTTGTGCTTGGTCTAAAATCCTACTGATTTGTATGGCGGGCATACTAGTAAAGGTTTCCATGTCGAAATTTCAAATTTTATCCCAACTATTTTCGTTCAAATGCAAAATAATTTTTTTAAAGCCAAAAATAAAACCATTTGGAGGACAAAATTGTTTATAAATAATTTTGAAATCGGTCCCTGTTCGATGCGCTTCAAACTTAGCTTATTGCGTTCCAAAATAAAGCCTTTATTCTCTAGTTGAATAACTTAATAAATACATAAACAATGACATCCAGCGGTCAAGGTTGTGATGCCTTTAGCTTCATTAAAATTGAAATGAAGTCCAAATTTTTAGTGAAAAATAATCCTTATTGTCAGTGTACACGGTATATATTTGAGTGACAATTCATTTAATCCATTTGTTCCACAAACGAATGGAACTGTTTATCCACATGTTTTTAAGGTGGTCTCTATAGAACCATATTTCAATAATAGTGTGTATAAATGCAAATGATGTTTTTAATTTTTAAAATGAACAGAAGCACTCATTGCACCGTGAAAGCTTGACGAGTAAAACTGTATTTTTTAAGTAAGTACCCCTAACAAATTCTAAATACTGTGCCAATATTTTAATTAAGCTAATAGTAAAAAATTCTATACTTCTTAGTTATGTGTTACCTCCCAATTAATTGCAACTATTTATTTCAGGCTTAAAACAAACATGGCATCTTACAGTGGTAAGCAACCTGCCGGGATAAAACCGAATGATCCTTTCTATGCTATGTTTCCCAAAAATTGCATAAAGAAAACGATAGCAATCTGGCTCTTAAGGAATCTGTCAATTGCAGAACCCATAGAGGGTGAAAAACCTATGTCTATTTTGACGGTATGTCTTCTTTAGATACATAACTATCTTTAAACTTTTGAATCTGGCCTTTGCGTTTCTCATTCAAGTTAACAATCTTCTTTGCAGTATTTCATGTCTATGGATGAGGAAAATTTCTGGTCGGCGATAGACCACTGTCCCGACTGTACGGCCTACATTATTTTTGAAGCACATATGCGGCGCTGGCAGAGGAAAGCTGTTCAATCAGCTAACGCGGCCGCCCAAGAAAATGATTTAGACATAGACATGTTATTTGAGTGTAATTTGGAGAACCAGCCAGAACTTTTTTGTAGCAGAAAACTGCTACGTCGTAAGTGTGTAATTAATTTGTTCGAAGATAATAAGGTCGTAAAGAATTAAATAAGTCAGTTGTATTACATCATATGCATTTAATTAAATTAATTACAATAAAGGAACATTTGTTTTATTTTTTTAAAACACTGTGCGCATTAAAAATATTCGAGCTATTATCTATGAAAAATCTAATTGTTTTGGCAAGTCATAGAGATCCTTAAGAGAGCAAAAAAGTGCTGACACTTATTTTTAAAAATTAAAAAAGATAATTAGTCACAATTTTAAACTTTAAAAATAAAAAAAAAAAAATAATAATAAAACCTAACAAATATTTAAATAACAAAACAACCGTTTGCATGCATCGCAGCCGTAAAATGAGCTAACCTATAGATTAACTTACTATTTCTAAACGTAACCTGATATAGCCTTTGAGCTCAGCTCTTTCACGCACCATTCTTCCTTATCACTTATCACGACTTTTCAATTTCTAAGGTTCGCACTTGGCACCGGCCTTTCTCAGTATCTCCATTATTTGAATGTCATTTCGTTCTAAGGCAAATTGATAGACAGTCTGCCCGGCGAAGTTGGTAGCTTCCAAATTGATGCCTGGTGCCCTGCATAGCCATTCGGCGAGCTCGTAATTCCTTTCATAGACACACAAATGCAGAGGAGTGAAACCACCGAGCCCTTCCTTGCCGTTTATGTCAGCTCCAAGCTTCAAGACGATGTTCATCATCTCTTGTGCATAAATATCCTTGTTCCTCACGAGGATATGGGTGCATTGCTCACCATTGTAGTTTGTTCTAGTCAAGATCGATGAGATTGGTTGATCCATCCACTCTTCTGCTCTCATAAGAAGAGCTAATGAGCCAGCTTCACATGTTTCGTGGAAGTAGTTTCCACCCGAATAACTCCTGGCGCTCAGCATGTCAAGAAACTTGTTGGACTCTATCTTGATGACTTTTTCTTCAGTTGAGTACTTAGTGCCTACTTCGTGGAATTCAGTTGTGGGAATGATAGTTCCAGCGGGACAGAGCGATATTAATACCCGTTCCTAATCGGGAACCAGCCCATAAATAATACATTAAATCATTGGTAAAACCCAGTGCCCGTTTTCCCCACATTCTTTGTGTTATTTTTATCGGTAGTGTTTTGAGTATAAATGTGCGGATAACGACAATTTATAGTTTTTAAATTGGTTTCCCCGCTTATCTAAGGTTAAAAAAGTCAGGGAATTTTTTAAGGTCACCTAACTATGCGATTGACTTTTCAGTGTCGCCATGTACTTTTAATAAAATGTTTTTTTTTTTTTTTTTTTTTTTTAAATAGTACATTATATTAGTAGTCTCCATGGGGAGGAGTATATATATATATATATATATATATATATATACTCCTCCCATATCTTCTACTAATATAATAAAACAATTAATAAAATTATAACATATATTTTTTAACTATTATTTTATCTAATCACTACCGTACTGATTTGTATGTCAGCCTTACAACAAGATATACACAAATCAAAACTAAAAGCTATCTCTCAACTTTCTTTTCGAAAATCTCCAAACATTTTTTATTAACAGAAAATAATAAAATTTAGCGGAAAAAATTGTCTTTTAAACTGGCTTTGTGTTGCACTTATGCAGTTTCTATGACGCATTTTTGATCTCGTTCGATACCAATTAAGCATTCGAAAACGGTCCATGATGAAGAGAATAGAATCGGTCGAAAGCTCAGTTTACTACAATTACTATCAACGGTCTAGGCTATACAGCATTATTAGCGCCGATACTGAAATCCTAATGAACGCCCACTCTTTAGTGAAAAACAAACCTTACTGCGAGTACATACGGTATAAATTTGAGTGAGAGTCCATTTCAGCGGTGCGTCACACCGATTAATTAAAAAAATTGTTCGTTGATTTGCTCTGATGGCGGCCTGAAGTTTCATGTTAAATAAATTACATGTAAACATGCCAATGATGTTATATTTAAGTTAATGAAACAATAGAACAGAATTTTTCATTTCCTCGTGGAAATTCGACGAGTTACAAGGTTTTGAGTGGTAAGTCCTGTGTTTATGATTTATCGAAACAGGATAAACAATTGTTAGCCTCTTGGTTGTATGTTGCCTCCTAATTGTAGCTTACGGAAAAACAAACATGGCGTCTTACCATGATGAGCGACCTAACTGGATAAAACCAAATGATCCGTTCTTTGCTATGTATCCCAATAGTTGTGTAAATAGAACGGTCTGGCTTTTGAGGACCGTGCCAACTCAAACACCTACAATTGAAGGAAAACCCATTTCTATTTTAGAGGTATGTCTTCTGTAAAAACAAAGCTGTCTTTATATGTGACCGATGTATTCCTATCTTATTCAAGTTGACTATCTTCTTTGCAGTATTTCATGTCTATGGATGAGGAAAGCTTCTGGTTAGTGATAGACCGCTGTCCCGAATGTACGAGCAGCTATCCTCTTTTTTATGCTTATTACCGACGTTTGCATAGGAGAGACAGTCAATTACTCAACATGCTCAACCAAGAAAATTATTTAGGCATAGATTTGCTGTTCAAGCCTAGTTTAGAGCTCCAACCTAGAATCTCTGGTAAAAGAAGACTACTGCGTGGAAGGTGTATAGAAGGCTGTCCTTCTGAGACACGGACAAGCTTTAAAAGAAATAAGTTCATCAGTCTGAAAAATAAAATTCGTACTACGTTTTATGCATTTAATTATTAAATATATTACAATAGAAAAACATTTGTTTTATTTTTTAACAACAATATTCGAGCTAACATCTATGATAAATCTAATTATTTTAATGAGGTATGATGTTGCATTCAAGTACCATAAAAGGGCTTAGAACTACTTACACCTACTTTTAGATATTTAAAAATACAACTAATCTCAACTTTAAAATTTAACAAACAAAAAAAACAATAGTAAAATATTAAAACAAAACTAGCTACTTAGATTAACTTACGATTTCTAAACATAAAATATTGGTCACAATATTTGAACACTTAGCTCTTTCACACAGCTTTTTAAATCATTCAGAACATTTTCGCTTAGCACTTCTAACACTTCTTCTCACATTTGAAGGTTCGTACTTAGCTCCGGCTGCTTTCAGCATCTCCTTTAATATAACGTCGTTTTGTTCTTCGGCAAGTTGATAGACAGTCTGCCCGGCGTAGTTGGTAGCCTTCAGATTGATGTCTGGTCTCTTACACAGCCATTCGGCGAGCTCATAATACCTCTCCCAAACGCACAAGTGCAAAGGAGTGAAACCACTGAGCGATTCCTGGCCGTTTATATCCGCCCCTGATGAAGTTTCACGACGAAAAACATCATCTCTCGTGCATCATAATCTTTGTACTTCGCGATGAAATGAGTGCACTGTTCACCATTGTAGTTTCTTTCAGTCATCATCAATGAGTGAGCTTTGCATGCTTCGTGGAAGTAGTTTTCGCCCGAACAACTCTTGTTGCTCAACATTTGAAGAAACTTGTTGGATCCCATTTTTCTTATTGTCTTTAAATTAACCGAGTACTCAGTACCGACTACCGTTCAAGTTCGTTGCGCAATTGGCACTGCGAGCGGGGCGCAGCGATATCTATAAGTGTTACCAATTAGGGAGCTTGTTAATGAATACAATAGGTCATTCCAATCGCGATAAAATGTTATCTTTCAAGAAGAGTTATTGAGGGAGCTTGACATGCTTTACTTGTATAATTTAGTTAATTATCACAAACAGTTTTGATCTACTTAAAAAAAAACATAATTTTTCGCGGTAAATAGTTTATATTTAATATAAAATTTTACTATTTTTCCAGTTTTAATAACATGCAAAACTTTAATGAAAAATTGACAATGCTAATCATTGATGAATCGATAAAATCAATTAGTGCCCATACTGATGGCAGATAAATTTCATCATCTATCACATCACGGGCGGTCCTGAAACATGTAGCAACATCGTTTGTTCATTAAATCACCATCATAAATAGAAGTAATTTAATATTATTAATTACATTGGCAACAATTGTAGTTATTCCATATTTAGTTAATACATTTTATGAAATCACACTCGATTGTCGTCATTAATAGGTAACCAGGCGAAGCGGTATTAGTGACGCGGAAAATATTCCTGATATAAATTCGCGAGGTTTATTAAATTATTACATTTATTGGCTAACCATTTAAAAGGAAGGACGAGGCTCTCTACAAATTGTTCCTACAAATTAAACTATATTTTATAACGTGAAAATGGCGGCAAACAAAATGGCACATGAAGAGCTGAAATACGCAGAGTTTCTGGCGCTTATGTACCGCAGCGACTGCAAGGAAGTTATCGATGCAGAACATCAAAGAGTTATCAGTGAGAAAGTAGAAGGCACCTTTACAGCAGAAAAAAAAAACAAAAGTTTGAACAGGTTCGACCACGCCGTGTGTTTTGATCACTCGAGAGTGATTCTGCCGAAGGAGCGGAACAGGGGGAGCTACATAAACGCCAACTATGTTGACGGATTTGAGCACACAAAGAAGTTCATTTGCGGAGAAGCCCCGACTCGTAACACGTGCTACGATTTTTACAGAATGCTGTGGATGGAGCAAGTACAGATAATCGTGATGCTGACCCAAAAGAAAGAAAATGGAAAAGAAAAATGCTACCCGTACTGGAGTAACGTGGAACAAACTTCGTTTAGATTAGGCAAGTTTCAAATTACAACCATCAACGTTGAAAAGTTCCCTCATTATGTAAAATCGACCCTTGAGTTGACCGATGGGACTGGAGCAACGCAAACGGTGATACACTTTAATTTCACCGCTTGGCCAGACCACGACGTGCCCAAAAATACGTCAGAGTTTGTGAGCTTCGTCCTGGAGGTCAGACAATGCCAGAGGGAACTCTATGAAAACTCGCTCCAGAATGGCCATAAACGCCTCCAGCCGCCGCCAATTGTTGTGCACTGTAATGCCGGGCTGGGAAGGACTCCCTGCTATTGCGTGGTCGACATCAGCATTTCGAGGTTTCATCACAATCAAACTGTTTCAATTCCGTCTATAGTGTCCAGTATTCGGGAAAAAAGGTACCACAGCTTGTTCAATCCGTTCCAGTACTTTTTTTGCTACGAAGCAGTTAAGTTCTACTTGGATTTAGCCGACACAAAAGCTTTGATAAAGACAAGTCCGGTCCGACAAGTTGTTTCGTATTTTAAAAATTTAGTCAACTAAATTATTAGTAACCTTAATTAGGATTTAAGATAATGTCCTTGTTGTAAAATGATCTCTTTACTTCAAGTATTATTATGTTGTAATTTATATAACATGTGTGATATAAAT